AAATTCTAAAATTGAATTAGCAGTTACAGTACCAATTCCAGAAATTCTAGTGAAATCATAATTAGTATCAATGGCATTTCTAAAATCTTTCCAATCCTTAAATTCCTTTGCAATTACTTTTGCAGTTGCCTTTTCAATTCCTGAAATTCCAGAAATTGCGATTGCTCTCCATAATTCAATGGATGTTGGAAGTGCTTCAAGAATTTTATCAACGGAGTTTTCTCCAAAACCGTCAATATTAATCCATTCATCTCTATGATTTTTAAGACTAAATACATCACTCATTTTTGTAAGCCAACCTAATTCAATTAACTTATTTACAGTTTTAACTGAAATAGATTCAATATCTAATCCATTAGTACCAAAGAGATTTAATAATTTACCCTCTAATTTACAACCACAATTAGAATTAGGGCAAATCAACATTTCTGATTTATTCTTTTTCTCTCTAATCAATGTTGCCCCACAAATAGGACATTCATTAGGAATGGTTAAAAAATTCATTTAATTTCCTCACTTTCACTTAACTATAATTATTATAACACATTATCTAATATTTGTAAATAATTTTATTCATCTAATAAATGATTTCTATGAATAAAATCATATAAATCTTTATTTAGTTCTAATGCTGTTTCAATATTTTTAGCATAAACATATAAATCAACATATCTACCAATAGTAGCCCATTTATATAAGACATAACTAAATTTAGATTGTAGTGTATAAAGGGTATCATCTAATTGTCGTAAGATGGAATTTCTTTCTGATAATTCAGATAGAATTTTAGCATTACCACTAATAAAATGACCATCTCTAAAATTCCAACCATAATACTTAATTAAACCCTTTATAATTAATTCAATGGATTGTTGTGTCATATAACAACCCCAATTTTTATTAGCACTATCTGCTTTTGTTTTTTCTTCTTTAGTATTATAATCTGTAAGTAAAGGCTCTCCAATTTCATAAGCCTTTAACCCATTTCGTATTAAAAGTAGTCCTTGTTCTTTTAATTCTAAATCAGATTTCTTTTGCCTTTTCATAAACAGTAATTCCCCTTTCAATTAATTCCATTGTATTAGAACTAATATTAGGTTCATTCATTATGATAAAACTAAATTTTCCGTCTGTAATATCATCAATCTCTTTTACAATATTATAAGCAAATTCATCATCTAATGCTAATTCTTCTGTAATTGTTTTGATTGCAATATCTATAAAAGTATCTTCGGAAATATTCTCTTCTAATACATCTCCAAAAATAACCATCTTTGTAATTTCATCATATTGACTAATAAAAGTTATAATACTATCAATTACTTTCTGTTTTGTTGGATGTATTTTCATAATTTCCATTCCTTTCTATGAAATTTTCTCTGCCTTTGCTACCTGTGGAATAATCATATTTGCTTTAAATACCCAAATCTTCTGACCCACATAAGGTGTGCCAAGAACTTCTTCCATAATAGTAAGATTATGAAGTGACGCTCTCTGTACTGTTGTACCGTCAATTTCAACAGGTTCAAAAATTGCTACTGGTGTTACTAAACCAGTTTTACCAACAGACCATTCAATATCAATTAAAGTGGTTTCATACATTTCGTCATAGAACTTAAATGCGTATGAACCACAAAAATGATGTTCTGTTTTTCCCTGCTCATTCCATACCTTTTGGTCATTGATACGATACACAAGTCCGTCAATAGGATAACTCATTGTAGCACAATAATCTTTCATTTCTTTCTGCTGTTTTTCAAGATTATCCATAACAACAGCCTGATAAGGTACTACAACAAATCCAAACTTGTTAAGCATTGAAAGTTTTTCAGTAAAATCTACATCAGTTGAAATAATATCCCAAGCAACAAAAGTCAACTTACGCTTTGCACATTCATTAGGGTCAATTAATCTAATTGAACCAGATGCAAAGTTTCTAGGATTTTTATACTCATTAGAAAACTCTTCAAAGTCCTTATAAGTACAAATTACTTCTCCGTCAATAATAATTTCATCTAAACAATCAATAGTCTGTGGAATAGATTTAATAGTCTTTGCATTATGAAGAATATCTTCTCCTACAACACCATTACCTCTAGTTTCTGCTGAAACTAACTTTCCATTCTTATATGTTAAAGAACAAGTAAGTCCGTCCATTTTTGCCATAACAATACAAGGACTCTTCTTTACAAACTTTTCAATTTCCTTAACATCTTTGGTCTTATCCAATGATAACATAGGATGTGAATGTGTTACTTTCTTTAAAGAATTTACCACATCAAACTGAATTGTTGCTGACGGAGAATTTTCGTCAATATAACCTGTTTCATTTTCAAATTCAATACAACTGAAATATAAATTATCCCACTCTTCATCAGAGATTTCTGGATTACCTTCATCATATTTCTTTGTGTAATAATTTAACTGCTTAATCGCTTCAATATACTGTTCTTTGTTCATTATATATAATTACCTCCAAGTTTAATTTATATTCATTATAACACAATTTAACAAATTTGTAAATAATTTTTATAACTGTTTTATATAAAACAAAGTGCCTACATAAGAAAATACTTATAATAGGCACTCATTTTTAAATTTCAATAGTAGACTTATCAATCGTAAATTCTTCATTGGTTTCTTTATTGATTACTTGCATAAAATCAGTTGTATTTTTCTGTACTAACCATACCCAAGTATCAAGTCCAGCTCCCTCGATATATTTACGCTCTTCTCTTGTTGGCTTTCTTCCACTATTTCTCATCTGTTTTTTAATTTCCTTTCTTAATTAAAACTATTTTCGTCTTTTATAATACTAAAAATCTTATTACCAAATTCAGAATAATAAGAATTAAAGTCGTCATCGTCTGAATTAGAAGAATTTAAGTGTACCGAAGTAAATCCAAATTCTCTACTTAATTCATATCCTGGAATTGTGTTTACACTACTATATTTATCCTTATTAGGTAGTATAGCCAAAAATGTATTATTTTTTGATACTTTATTATAATCGGCAACTGCTTTATCAATATCCTTAATAAGTAAATCAAATCTATCTTTTAATTGCTTATAAGTCTTATTTCCACTTCTTATATTATTTGCACCAATTTCTGCAAATACACCTTGTCTATCCATTGAATATGAAAAATGGAAATTTTTAGGATTTTCTTTTTTATCACTATTTACAATATCAGTAGCGTCATTAAAAAATTCTTTTACAACTTTATGAATATTACTCATTAAAATATTTGAATTTTCTAATTCTACTTGAATTTTGTCAGTAGGTAAATCATAACGTCTAATATCTCTTTCATCTAAATCTTCAAAATCTAAATTATCATACCAATCATCCCAAGCATCTTCATCTTCAAATTCTGGTAATCCTGATTGATGATATAAATACTTTTCCCAATTATTAAGATAATCTTCTTTAATTAAAGGAATAATAGCATCTACTTCTGACATACTACAAGGAACTTTTTTATCATATTTTATCACATCCACAAATATTGTAATGAATTTCATTTTATCTAATGTATTCATTATTAAATTCCCCCTTATTGTATATTTACAATTCCTAATAATTGAATTGTTTCTCCATTGTTTAATGCTGTATTTATCTCATCCATACAAATTTCTAATTCTTCTTCGGTCATAACTAAATTATATTTACTACAAATATATATCCAACTATAACAATAATCTTCTATATTTTCAGTAGGCAACCATTCAGTAGGACCTTTATCTGATTTACTTCTATTTGCAGAATTTAATACATCTATACCTATTGATTGGTCATAAGCATATTCATTTTTCTGCTCTTGTGTCCATTTATCAGCACCCCTTAAATATGTAGATTTTAAAGGAACAATATGGTCAAAATCTAATTTACTTTCATCAGTAATTGTTTCTCCTGTATAAGGACAAATATATTCAAATGGTTCTTCACTAATTAAAAATTCACTATTCTTCCAAGAATAATCATTTCTATTATATGTTTCCCCATTTAATTCATAAGATTGTACTGGTTTTTCATATTCATTTCTATCATAACCATCTAATTCTTCTAATTTTTCAACAGTTGTTATTGTAGCAACTATTGTATCTAAATCTTCTTTTGAGGTTAATACAGTTTCATATTCTATTTGTTTTTTAGTTTCTTCACTACTTGTTTCTTCATCAATAGGTGCTAATTCTTCAAATTCAACTTCTTCGTCTTCATTATAATTTGTTGCTAACCATTTAACAAATTTTGCAGTAGTTGTAGAAGTTAATTCTATTGATTGTCCATTTATTGTTAATTTAATATTTCTTGTAGTAGATAATTCGATTTCACTTAACTCGCCTTTTCCTGCTTGTGGTAAATTTACATCTACTGGCTCTAATTCAGTAGGATAATCACTAATATCTGGAATATCTACATTTGGTAAATTTGTATCTGTATCAGATGCAACTTCTGAATTATTATCATCATTTGATACTAATGGGTCTTCCACATCTGGTAAATCTGGAACATCTACATTAGGCAAATCGGGTAATTCATCTATTAATGGCTCATAAACCTCTCCTGGATTTTTAAGGTCTATTGAATGTTGAAAAGATGAAAATGAGTACCCGCCTAACCATAATAATCCTAGAAATATTAAGGCAACAATAATCATTTTAATAATTCCCTTAATCACGAATACTCACTCTCCTTTTTAATTATTTGGTTCGTAGGCATTGAAATCAAATTCAAATGAATATAAACCACCATTTATACCATAAAAACTCATTTCATATCCTAATTTCTTATAATGAATTTCAAAATCTCCACCCTTATTTGAATAACTCTCTGTTATTTTTTCATAAGCATTAGGGTCTAAAATTTCTTCGGCTGTACTACCAAAATGAATACCACCTCTTAATGTTGTTGTAATTAAAGGTGCATTAGATGTAGACATAGAACTTACTGATACACCTGTACATAAACAATTTGTTAATTCAGTAGGCTCGTCAGCAGTAAATATAAAATAAATAAGTCCTGTTCCTGTTGTTGGAGTTACTTTTACTGTATATTTTGTAACTAATCCAATTTCACTTGGTATAACTTCTTTATCCACTCTACCAACTGTATCAGTTGTATAGAATGTACCAAATGTTTGTTGTAATACACTATAGGTACAAGGAAATGTTACCATTTTTCCATCAATAGAAATATTAGTCCAATCAATATCAGTTCTATCTGCATTTGCATCTTCCCCAACATTAAATGTATATTCAGGTAATTCTACAACAGTTGTTTCTGTTGTATTTTCTGTTTCTACAACAGTTGTAATATCACTTGTAGTAGTATTATTGGTTTCAGTAGTTTGTTCTTCTGTTGGATTTATTGCATAAATTGATTGTTGTGCTTCTTTAATTGCTTTTTGTGCTTCATTATATTTGTTAATATAATAAATACCAACTACAAGAAAAATAATAGTAAAAATAACACCAACTACAATAATTGTGACTTTACCAATTTTATTAGTCTTTTCGTCTAATATATTGTTTTTATTTTCTTCCATAATATAATCTCCTTATTATAATTAAATAGCACTACATTATTCAGTCTTCTTTTTTCTGCCACGCTTTGCCTTTGGTTTAGTTTCTTTAATCTTTGATTTAAGTAAATCAATATAAGTTGAATTGGCTAACTTTTCCTCACTTAAATTAAATGTGTTTTCTACATTATCTACAACTGCGTCTATATTTGCTGATTTATCAGAAATCATCTCAATAAATATATTATCTAAAATAGAATTTTCACAATAAATATAATAAATCATACAATTCTCTGTCTGACCACTACGACAAATTCTATCTTCTACCTGTGTCATATCTGATGGCAACCAAGCATAATCAACCATTATCATTGTATGTGCTGCTGTTAAAGTAATACCAACACCACCAGCCATCATATTTAATATACATACAGTTTTCTTTTTACTTTGAAAATCATCAATGGCTTTTTGCTTATCTTTATCACTCATACCACCACGAATTTCACAAGCCTTATCTTTAAAATGATTTTTTAATATATCTGCTGTTTCAATAAAGTTTGTAACAATAACTACACTTTCATCAGAATTAATTAAAGATTCTGCTAATTCAATAGCAGTTTGTACTTTATATTGACTAGATAATTTTCTTCCTGTCATAGCCAATCCCATATAAGTATCGTCTGGTTCAGGAAAATATAATCTTTTTTCAATATCCATATATTCCTTTTTGAATTTTGGTGCAATAGGAATAAACTGTCTTTGCTTTGTTAAATGTGGTAATACATCTTTCTTTAATCTTCGTATCATTAGTTTATTTAATAATCCGTGTAACATATCTGAATTACTATTACCAGAATAGTCCATACCAAAATATGTTTCTTTAGGGTCACAATATTTATCTGCATAATTCTTAAATGCCCATTTATTATTAAAATCAAATGCTTCACATTTTAACATTTTAAGAATATTGAATAAATCTTTATTATGTGATGGCATTGGAGTACCAGATAATAAATAACAATACTCTGCATTATTTGCCAATGTAATTACTGCATCGGCTCTCTTACTTGACGGTTTTCCCCAATTATTTACAGCCTTACAGTTGTGACATTCATCTACAAAGATACACTCAAATTTCATTAAATTATCAATAAATTTACTTGCAGTTTGATAACCAACTATTGTCCAATCTTCTCCAAAATGAGGTGTTTCATTACTTAATAAAATTTGTACATCTGCGTCATTTTTAACTTGTTTAATTTCTCTTAACCAATTTAATCTTAATGACTCTGGACAAATTACTAATTTAGGCATATCTAAACTTTGACCAATTAAAATTGAAATTAAGGTCTTTCCACAATTATGAACAACAATATTATTACAAACAAAATTATGAATTTCTACATCGTCAATAGCAATATCATAAACTTGTTGAGTATCACAAGTTTCTATGCTAATAATTTCTGAAATACCTACTTTTGATGTATATATATAATCACAGTTTTCATTAATTGTTTTATTAACATCAATATTGTTTT